GGCGTCAGTCATTAATTCAAAATGCAAATTATTCATTTCTCACCTCTGTATCGGATGGCGGCGGCGCACTCGGCTGGTTGCATTCCAACGTCACGTGCCTGAAACCTGTCGCAGATAGCCGCACACGTTTCACGCTCGGCCTTAACTGCTTCACGCACCGCAACACACGTAGGACGCTGGCACTCATCGTGGCAGGTGTGGATGCCGTCGTAGGACAGGTGCTGTTTGATTAGTGCGGCGAAGCGTTCAAGTTCGGTAATTCCCCAGCGGTGCGGCTCTGTCCATCCATCTCCGCTTCGCAACAGTCCAGCCTCCCGCGCCATGCGGATAATGTCGTCTCGGTTCATCTTATTTCGCTCCTAGGTTGATTCGCAGAATCTCAATCCGTTTTGCATGGCTAGGTGATCCTCGCCACTTGTCTCTGATAATCCACTTCCGGCACTTACACTCGTCCTGTGCAAACACGATACTGAGGTCTTGAACATACTTGTTAACGTGCCGCAGAAATACTTTTCTTCGACAGTCAGACAACCCTGCTTGGTGACTTAGGTTGATCGCAATTACTCGCAAGTCATCCTCTAGCTCATCGACAATCTCAGACGGACTCACGACAACTCCCCCGCCAAGAATCGCAACTCAACAATCCGAGCACATTCGCGCAACTTGCTGACGTTGGTGCGCTTCATCACCTCGATCGCAACTGCGATAAACGTCTCCAACTCTGCACGCTCATCGTCTCCCCAACCGATAAGCTCGGCAACACATTGTTGCAATCTCTCATCCTTCAGCTTTGCAACACGCTCGACAACGTATTCCAGATCGTCCCGGTTGAGTGCTGCTCTGCTCTGAATGATTTCCTTCATCCTGTTTGCCTGTTCTGCGACGAAACCTGCATCCGGTTTCATCGCTCCAGCTTCCCGTTTTCGTTGCCACCATCGACCTCTAGCAAGTCAACAGGAACCTCGTATGTGCTCCAGCGGTGACCACAATCTGAACAATCCCGCAGCCGCCACTTGTAACCAAATCTTGTGTCTTTCCGACTTTCTTTGACCCTCGAGTTCCATCCTCCACAACTCGTACACGCTGACATCACAACCTCACTTTTTTGCTCTCTAGCATCTCTTTCATCTGTTTAAGAATCGCTTTGCCTTCATCGGTAACGTGCTTCGGCGCTGGCAACGACACGGTTTGTCGTTGCTCGACACGATCAAAGTCGCGGCACATCCCCATGAACTCCGACAAACTGGGAGGCCAATCGCGCCCAAGGCTCGGCAACGTGTCGATAACCTTGCGGATGACTTCAGGCTTGGTCTTGCGGAGGAACGCCTCCCAGGCTTCGTTCGCAGCCATGATGCCGTTGTCGTCCTCCATGTACATCGACTTAACCTTCTGGTTGCCGTACATCACCGAGAAGTGCTGCATCATGCGTTCAGCGTATGGATAGCGGGATGGCATTGGCATCTCCCATGTCGATGAAGTCATCTTTCCTTTCCCACGAACCGAAGATCAGTTCAGACTTTCGGTCATTTTTAGCTTGCTGTGTATTGGGGGAAACCCTAGTGTTGCGCACCCAGTTGCGCCACGTCGCCAGCCAATCGGCCTTCAACCCCTTGCTCCCAGGCTGCGCGATCCAGTAGTCGCGGAACGCATCGAACGTCTCACGCGGGTTTAGCTCTGGGCGCTTTTGCTTGCAGAAGTCGATCCATTCGTCTGGCACCTCCTGAAGATCAAAGCGCGTCGAGCGCGTTCTCTTTTCTTTTATATGGTTACTGGTTACTGGTTCTTGGTTATTGGTTAGTTGAACATCTGTTGGCTGTGTGTTGGACACTTGCTCAACAGGTGTTGAACTTGTGTTGATCCTGTGTTCAGCAGATGCTTTGCCTGCCTTGCTTCGCTTGTGGATTAGCTCCTTGTACTCCTTGATTTCAGCGTCGCAGCGGGTGTGGTGCCAGCGCCCATCTTCGAGCCTGAAGAACGAGACAAGGATTAGGTGAACGGTTTTTTCGTCAGTCCCAAGCTGAAAAGCAAGGGCTTCTATGTCGTCTGGAAGTGGACGCTCACGGTCGTAGTACATCCAGATCAGGCGCAGGTACGCCATCGACTGAGCATCTGTCAGCCTAGCAGTCGCCTTGACGAAATCACCGATGTGGTGATGGTAGTAATGCACGAACAATCTCCATCGGCGCTGGCCTATCCGGTGGAAATTCCGGCAGGTCGCACCCAGGACGGGTTAGAAACGGTCAGATAGACCAGCCCGATAAAGACTGTCCGCTGACCTGCTATGCGCTTTCCACGGCGCAGAACGATCATACGAAAACAAAGTTTGCCTGTAAAGCCTTACACCAGCCTTACAGGCAACCCTGCTAGAAACAATTGGTATTGCAATTCCCCCCGAAACAACAGGTAGTGCACGTCACCATCCTGCCGTTGATCGTGTATGTGTGCGTGCTGCAAGCAGCGTAAGCAACACTCGCAACAAGTGAGAACAACAGACCTACTGCAATCTTCTTCATGTTTACCTCGCTTTGATTAGACCACTCTGAACCAACTGCACTAACGTTTTTCTGAACGCACCCTCCCAGGCTTCCCGCCTTTCCTCTCCTGACATCTTCGCCCCCTGGTCGATAGCAAAGTGACAGTGCTGACAGAGTGCCGCGGTAAAGCAGTCGTGCGCCTTCATCCCCATGCCCTTGCCGTATGCACCCCAGTTCGCATGAGCAGCTTGTGTCTGACCGTCCAGTCCACATCGCTGGCACGATAGAGAGGCAACGGCCTTCAACCACGCTTTGCTGCGAAACATCGCTTCATCTCCTCCTCTAGTTCTCGCCTAGCTGGCATCCCTCTGGCCTTCTCTACCTGCTCCAGATGCTCCCTGCGTTTCTTAATCGGCCAGCGTAGAACCGTTTGAGCCTCGCAATAGAGCGCGTACTCTCTTGACTGTAGACCTACGGTGCCAGTAGGGAGGCTGATGAGTCGTGCGTTGTCGTGTCGCTGTCCACACGCAAAACAGACATTTCGTCCGTCATCACCAGACCGTGATTCGTCGCCCATGCAAACACCTTTTCAACGTAGTCTGAAAACTGACCTTTCGTCAGCCCTGTAGTCGTCGGCTCCTGTTCCACAATCTGACCGTTCGGAAGCTCTACAACCCTCCCAGGAAGATATCGAGCCTTAAAGTAAGCGTGCCAAATGTCGGGCGAGTGCTCCTTACCCTGCGGCCTGATCTGCTCGCTGATTGCTGTTAAGGTGGCCCAATAGAACGAGTTTTGAGCGCTTGTTCTGTTGGGGGGCTGGATGGATACCACCCAACCCGGTTTGGCGCGTTGCACGGCCTCCAATGCGCGTTTACGGGCAGTGTCGTTGGCTAGCGTGTAGATCACAGTTCAACCTCTTTGAGTTGCCACCTGTTGCCTTCCTTGAACCACCCATGTAGCACCACCCGCCACCCTGAACGCAGCATCTCAGGGTAAGCCTCGGCTTCCTCTATCTTGTGTTTGCGAGCAGATAGGTTTGATTTGCTTGTCACCTGGATTGCTACTGTCTCGCCGTGACCGATTGCAAGCAGGTCAATGCAGCCCCAGAGGTCGTGCTTGCGCTTGGTAAACGAGTTGTAGTGCTCGACTAGAGCCACCTGATAGCCATGCGAGACGTATAGAGCCTTTGACCTAGCGGTTAGTGTCATAGTCCGGCCTCAACATTGCCAACGTCACTCGACCCCCTGTCAGTCGCTCGATTTCAACAGCACGATTGAGAGGGATCCGACCGGCTCGCCTCCAGTTGTGGATAGCCTGCCGCTTGAGTCCGAGCAGCGAGCACAGCTTGCCCTTGCCGCCGATGATTGCTGCTGCCAGCGCGATTGCCTGTTCCTGCGTCATGTCACCCCCGTAAAGTTGCTATGCTATGACATTGCAGCGACATACGCAATACATAGGTGTTAGCCGTTGCCTATAGGTGTAGCAAGAACGATAAAAATATTTTTCCACACAATGCCAAAGAGATGACATATGATGTCAACCATTGCAACACAACAACCGAGGCAAACATGGACTACGACACTTGGCTAGAAGAACCGGAACAGCGTGCTTGGGATCAGCATTATCGTTGGGAGCAAGAAGAACTCCGCAGGCTTCATGACATCGAGTTGTGGATCGAAACAGAGCACTCGCAAATCATCTGGCGAGTCTGGGATGAGGTTGCAGGATGTAGCGACGATTGGTGCGAACTGTCGAAGCAAGTAACCATCGCAGTGTTAGACGGTCAAGACGCTAAGAAGATTGCACACTCGTTCATGACTCAACACTTTGCTACGCATTACAGCTTCTGGGAAGCATCGCTGCACCAGATCAACAAAGAGAGAGGTTGGAAATGAGAACGGTTTTAGCCTACGCAGTTTTCGGAACGCTTGGCGTCATGCTGGGCACAACAGCAGTCGATTTCCTTGTAGGATCGGAGTCAACAATCGGGAGCCTGTTTTGGCGCATCTTCTAGACCCTGAGTTCAAGTGGATATCCGCAGCAGCCACCAACGTAGAAGCAACCTGGAGAAAGTTCGGCTACACACCGCCTAGCGAGCAACAGTCGTATCAACAGAAATGGAAACGGTTCAAGGATAACAACCATGAAACAGATCGCAGCAGCATTAGTAAAGTCGCAGAAACAGTTCGGCCCAGCGCTAAAGTCAAGCAGTAACCCACACTTTAAGTCGCGCTATGCCGATCTCGCAGCCTGTGTCGAGGCAGTCGTAGACGCTCTCAATGCTAACGGCATCGCTCTCATCCAGCAGACGCACGAATGCGCAGATGGCGTCATCGTTGAGACTGTGTTCGTTCACGAGTCAGGCGAGACATTCTCGGGTGGCAAGCTGCATGTCCCTGCCAGCAAACACGATCCGCAAGGCTACGGTTCTGCTCTAACCTACGCTCGCAGGTACAGCTTGATGGCAGCGACAGGCATAGCACCAGAGGACGATGACGGTAACGCTGCAAGCAAGAGGCGCGACCCGCATCCGACCATCGAGAACCTGCTCAAAGCCTCGTCGCTGGATGACCTCAAGAACAAATACGCCTTGGCTTACAAGGCATACCAGAACGACAAAGAGTCCCTTGCACTGATTGAGCAAGCAAAGAACACCCGCAAACAGCAATTGTTGGAGATCAATGATGCTAACTGAAGCACAAAAACAGAAACTCAAGAACGCCTCCCGTATCAAGCGAGGCTACAAGCAAGGCGATGTTGACTTCAACGGAGACAACTTCTCGCTCGACCTCGCCATTGCTGAATGCAAGATGGAAAACCCAGGAGCCTTCTGGACTTCAGAGACGCTCATCCTTCGCCGGTTCTATCACAAGCCTTTGTTCCCCATCCCCTGCCAAGACTGGAAGGTGAGCAAATGACATACGGGTTAGCACGAAACGATGATCCCGATACCTCGCACGAGGCAGCATCCAGTATCAACACAACACGCGTCGAGCGCATCGTGCTGGAAGCATTCTGGAGGTCGCCTGGAGGCTTGATAGCGGAGGAAGTGGCACTGATTACCAGACTGCCGCTAAACACCGTTACGCCACGCATAGCGCCTCTTGTGCGGAAGGGCTACATCATCCCCATCGGGAAACGTAAATCGTCCTCTGGACGCAACCAACGGGTGCATAAATGGATCAGCGAAGCGTAGATTGGCATCAGGCAAGACTCGGCCATGCAACAGGCTCTCGTGCATCCGATATTCTTGCAGGCAAGGACACGCAAGCTCGAAAGGGATACATCACCCAGTTAGTGACCGAGCGGCTTACAGGAGCAAGTCAGGACTTCTACACGAATGCTGATATGCAGCGCGGCATCGAGGTGGAGCCTGTCGCACGAGCAGCGTATCAGGCGAGCAATGAACTGGTGGACGAGGTGGGCTTCATCAAGCACCCGACCATCCTCTGGTTCGGTGCTAGCCCTGATGGTCTGGTTGGGAGTGATGGACTGGTGGAGATCAAATGCCCCCGGTCAACAACACATCTCGACTACATCCAAGCGAAAAAACCACCACAAAAGTACATCCCGCAGATGCTGGCCCAGTTGTCATGCACCGGCAGGAAATGGGTGGACTTCGTGTCGTTCGACAACAGGTTCCCAGAGCATCTACAGTTGTTTGTTGTCAGGTTTGAACCCAGTGCGGAGGAACTGGAGCAATTCGAGAGCAAAGTAAAAGAGTTTCTGTCTGAAGTTAACAACCTAATGGAGCAACTATGCCCCTCGCATACGAAGTGATCGCTACCACCGGAACGTACAAGAACCGCAACGGAGAGGAAAAAAAGCGCTGGCAGAAGGTCGGTGTCGTCATGCAGACGAACAACGGTTTAGCTCTCAAAATGGAGAGCATCCCGGTCAACTGGGATGGCTGGGCAACACTGGCTGAACCTAAACCGCGAGAGGATTCGGCGTTCTAAACCATCTTGAGTGCTGCGGAGCGCACTTCCTCTACCCTGCGCTCCCAGCCTTTTCCGAACACATCCCAGGTCTGCAAGCCCTTCATGAACGAAAGACGCTTATCACAGTAGATGTTGATGAGATCAGCAGCAACCATCGCATTAGCAGCCTGGAGTGACAACGGGCCGATAGCACCGTCAGGCTGAGTGCCGACACACTCCTGCAACCAACGAGCAGCGCGACCAGCACCACTGTTGATCGCAGCGTCAAACACAGCGTAATCAACACCGGAAGGAAGCTGGTCGCCCTTCACACGATCCCAATATTGGGCCTTATAAAGCGGAGCAACGTCCGTCGGCTGGAGGTCGCGCATCTCTTGTTCGGTCACCTCTTTGCCGCACCACGCTTCCCAGACTGCTTGCGTGCATCCCAAATTGGTGGCTTTCCCTGGGTCGTCCGGATGGTTAACGAAACCGCCCTCATGATGCAAAACCGCTGCAAGTGCGGCATCAAAGTTCGTATTCATTTCTTGAGCATATCCTTCTGTTGACTGGAGTTGGACGAACCCAACCAGAAGTTATAAACGGAGGCTGTTTCCCTTGCGAGCACACCCAACAGCAGCATCATCACATCGCTACCAGTCAGCGTCATGTAGCCCAGCGCAGAGCCTACAAGCAGCCCAAAGAACCCAGCAACGGTAACGATAGACAACACAGCAGGGATGCGGCTCCTGGTGGCTACCTGCATCTCTCGTGCGGATTTCGTGTTCTCGACGTTTAGCTCAAACAGTTTCGTCTGTTGAGCCATCTTCGCCAGTTCACCATCCTGCTCTAGCTTTGCAAGCTCCCTCTTGGCAGCTTCAGCAGCAACAGGATCAGGCAAGACTCTATCGAGAATCTTGCCGCCAACTTCAAGCAGTGGGCCTAGCGGAATCATCTTTGTCCTTTGCAATCATATTGGCTGCTGCATACGCTCCCTTGCGCCCGACGATGCCACCGACAGCGCCGATGCAGAGCAACATAATGTCTTTCAGAATCGCCATGAATTGCGTGTCAATCGGGCTGATGCGGTCCATGTCGTGTTCGACAAACAGCACGCCCAGGATGATGCCGATGACGGAGGCAACTAGGATGCCGGTTAGTGATAGAGCAATGACTGCCCACACCCTAACTTCCACCTCCTCTGTACTCATCTTCATGTCGAAACCTTTGCGAGAAATAGCATCAGCACCTCTATAAACAAGATGCTAACCACCAGAAACTTTATTGCCCCGGCCATGCGTCGATGATGTAGCTGACAAGGTGGAACAGAATGATGCCGCCGATACCGATAACAGCAGCGATCAGCGCACGTTCCTTCTTCTGTTTTGCTAATCGCTCTTTTTCTCGCTGTTCTGCCAATTCTGCCGCCTTGCGTCTCTGTACTACCGCATTGTGCTCGCGCTGGATCTCGTCCCACACATCAGCCTGACCAGACCATATCAGGAACTGTTTAAGTTCCTGTGTCATCTCACGCACTTTCTTAGCGGCAATGACAGTCTCTAGCGCCTCGCTCATCGCCGACTGTTCCGGCTTCTGCTTTGCCTTCTCATCAAGCGACGCCTTCTGCAGTTGATCCTGCGCGTCGAACAGCCGCATGAAATCGCCGAGGCACTCGTGCGCTTCTCGGCCGACCTGGATCGCTTGCTTGATACCAGCGACGGCGGCCTGGGCGGTAGCGAGTACGACAGCGACTTCAATCATACCTTCAACACAACACCGATCAACAGGACGATGATAAAACCGGCACTGCCGATGAGAATCTGTTCTAGACGCTTTAAGCGAGCGTTGATGCCTTCGTAGCGTACAGCGCAAACCTGCTCGTGCGTCATCAGTTTAGCCTCAATGTCGTTCATGTCTTGATGATGAAGTAAACACCCAAGTAGGGCGGAAGGTTGGCGTTAGTGCCAGACGAACCAGCTGAATCAGTTGTTCCGGTGTGTGTGTGGTCTGGAATCGTAATATTCAGACTCTCAAACGACCCACCACCAGACGATCCTTGTGGACGATTTGCTAGCGAAGTGCTAACAGACATGATGCCGCTTGCGCTCCTCGGGCCAAAGTCACCAGAGTTGCCGAGCACAGCAGAACCGCTTGCAGAACCAGCAGAACCAGTCGTAAAAATGTGAGTGTGGCTGACAGTAATTGCGTTAGCACTACCGCCCGTAGAGTTGGCACTGTACGTCGTGCCAGCACCAACAGAGAAACGATCGCGGAAATCCGGCAAGTTGAACGTAGTAGACCCGTCACCCGATCCGTATGCCGTACCGAGAACAGCAAACAGTGCGGAATAGGTAGAGCGGGAGACAGCAGCGCCGTTGCATAGGAGATAGCCAGTCGGAGCGGAGGCAGTGCCCCACATCATCATTCCGCCGGTAGGGACGTAGTTTGGAGCAGAAGATACCCAGGCTGAACCGTCAGACGTTAGGACGTTGCCGGACGTTCCGACTGAAGTAAGACCAGTGCCGCCACCTGCGACTGACAGTTGATTGCTGGTCTGATTGCCTAGCTGGAAGTCTCGCAACTGTGCCATCAACTCTCGGATGGCATTGTTCAGGTTAGCAGGCGAACACCCTTCGTTGATGTTGATTCCACCAACGTCAATGTTAAGCGCGGCGTTTGTTGAATAGTCGCTGAGTTTTGCGATTGTCATGGTTACTGTCCAATCAATCCTGGTTGTTGCATCGTGCCACCAATACTACCGCCAAGCTCGCCAAACAAGAACGGGCTAACCATTCCTCTACCTAGCGCGGCTGGCGCTTCTGGCAACCGCTTGCGTAGAACATCCATCAGCGTCTGTTGTTGCAACTCTTTTGAGATTTTCTGCAATACATTCGGGTCTTGTGCAGTCAGAATCCTAGACAACTCAGCCGCAGTTGATCGCATCTGCTGGTCAGACATTGCACCCATGTCTCGACGCATAGCCTGCATCAACAACCCAGTCATGCTAAGACCCATTGGAAGTTCTCGCGCAGCCTCAGTCTTGATTTTGCCCATCGCTTCCAATCGGCCTGCGGTCTGAGATCCAGCCAAAACTGACTGACTCGTCATTTTCATCTGCAACTCATCTTGCAGATTTCCAATGAACTTGCCAAATGCTTGATCTCCCGCGTCACCTTCAGGAAACGTCAGGCGCATCATCCGTTGAGCGCGAGGGTCAAGCAACTTCTTAGCGTCTCGCATTGATCCAGCTAAAACCGTTTGCCCTGTCTCAGCGCCACCGATCCGATCAAGCAAGTTCTGCATTGCGCCCAGCCTGAAAGCCTCGCGTTCAGATAGAGACATCTTCCGCAAGTCTGATTGCAACTCATCAAAATCAGCTTTCAAGAAGTTGCGCCCTTCCTGCATAGCATCCATTGCAGCAGTGTCATCTGCCCAATAGTTTCTGGCTCGCTTATAAGCAGGGTTGTTGCGGTCGATCATGTTCAGCAACCGCTGACGCACTTCCTTTTGTCCGGCAAGCTCAGTTCTACCAATGCCTGATGTCGGTGTCTTTCCAGTAAACACTACATCATCAAGACCCATCTTCAAGAAATGAAGAAACTCGGTGTTTATGCCTTTAACTTCATCACCCTTTGCGGTCACCAACTTGCCATCAGGAGTGATCTGTACCTTAGGTAAAGGGATGTTGCGGTCAGCAGCAATCCTAGCAGCGCGTTCGTAAGCAGATTGAGCGGTTGGCGTCTTTAGGATGTTGGTTAGCTCTGTGTTTACAGGCACTTCAACACGGAAAGCGCGGTCATAAAGTTTGCTACCAAGGTCGCTGCGAGCCTCTTTAAGAGCATTGAACTCATCGAAGAATGATGCTCTGCTACCGAATGCCTCTTGAATGTCGCTTGTTAGCCTGTTAAGCATCCCTTTGTCGCGTTGACGCAAGAAGTCATCGGCAATCTTTTTGCCTGGGCCAGGAAGTTGTGCAGCAGCGTCTAGGTAAGCGCGAGTGTTTGGCCCAATGTCAGCCAAAGCATAGGGCTTACCTGACCGCTGCAAGATCATCCCGATTGCTTGGTCAATGTCGCCAACATCAGACTCAATTGCTTCTTTCAACAACTGCCTAGCAGACTCAACCCCGGCTCGCTCTGGAGGTTTGAACATGGCGTCAACCATGCTTCGATAGCCTTTGCCAACCACTCTACCGGCAACAGAACCAACACCAGCGCCGACAGCACCAAGCGGCGCACCGATAGCCGCACCAGTAGCTCTTTCGGTTACTCCACCTTCTGCTTGTCCTGCTCCAGAAACTGCGCCAGTCAACCCACCCAAACCAATAGCGCGAGGGATTGTAGTTGCAGGCATAAACACACCAGGAAGCATAGCGCCAGCGACTTCAGCGCCGATTGCTCTGATCGGAGATTCTTCTCCGTACTGTTGCAATCCTAGTCGTTCAATTGCCGCACCAGTCTGAGCAGGGGTTAGCGCTGGCATCTGTTGTCCAGGTTTCCTGGCTTCCCACGCTTGCAGCGTCCTAGAAAGTTCAGCAGGTTGTGGCGAAAGAAAGGATCGAATTGAACCAATCGCTTCATCCGACAGGTTCATCGTCAAGCCTTGCAAGAACGCCCCAGCCCCCTGCGTGGCAACACCGCTTTGCAACAACTGCAATGCTCGTTCGCCTTCAGGAAGCAGAATCCCTCTGTCTTGCGCTGTTAACAGTTCTTGTTGGAGCGCGTAAAGCCTTTGCGTTGGAGTCATTATTACCTCACAAGTCCAGCGGCTCTTGCGGCAGAAAAAGCCTGCTGTCGAACATCTGGAGCAGAACTTAAGTCAAAGTCAGTTGTATACCCTTCGGCAAACGATCTTGTTTCTTCTGGAAGAATGTTACGAAGTCTGCGCACGTTTGCTTGATGACCTTGAATCTTGAACTTTGCGGTTCTCTCCAAAGCATCCAATAATGAATTAACCTCGCCAACAGTCAAAGACTGAAGGTTTCCTCCAGCAGCGCGAGCAATCAATGCTCGTTCACCCTCGGTGATTGCGCCTTGTCCACGCATTTGTTCTGCCGCAGACAACTCCAATGACGCAAGACGCTGCATTGCAAGTGATGTTCTGTTCAAAAGTTCTTGCGTATTCTGGCCAGTCACGCCAAGACTAGACGCTAGCCTTGCAACAACCGCTGTTTGCCCACTCAACGGACCAGACAGCACCCCAGCACTAAGCACAGGTTTCAAATCAGAGATTGTTCGCAGTGTTTGAGCAGCACCGCCAGCAGCCAACTCTGATGCGTTTGTGCGTTCAATTGCAGCATCAATCAATTTTGTTGCTGTTGGCGGTCCGATTTTTACTTCAAGCGGTTGTGCTCCGGCTCTACGCAAAATTTCTTGATACTGGACAAGCGTGGGCGGAGTTTCTCCGCGCTCACGAGCCTGCGCAACTACACGGTCGTAATTTGCCAGTTCAGATGAAGGCGCTTTTTGTGTTGCTTCAACCATCTTAGCAAGGCTTTCAGCGCGTTGTCCTGCTGTTGCCTCGTCAATCGCACCGCTTTGATAGGCACGAGAATATTGTGCAGCAACTGTGCGAATGTTCGGGTTTTCGCTTGCCATAAACGGAGCAAACGGGTCAGCACCTTCCATGCCGCCAGCAGTCAACCCAGCCCTACGCAATTCTGGAATCGTTTTAGCAATGTTAGAGAGCGCACCAAACGGATCGTTAGACATCGCAGCCAAAAGTGACAGACGCTGCGGATCAATCGAGATGCGCTGTTGAGCGGTAGGAATCGGACCTTCCTCTCCAGCCATCGCACCTCGTTCAGTAGTTGTCTGAAAGATCGTTGGGAACAACTGGCGCATGGCTTGTTGCTGTTGCAACTTCCGCTGTTGCTCTGCAAGTTGTTGCGAGATCAATGCTTCCTGCGTTCTCTGCTGTAGAACATTGCCATACGCTTGTTGTCCAGCCGCTAGACCCTGTGCCAATGCCTGTCCGGTGGAGATCGGAGTACGGCTAGGAGCACCGGCTTGCATAAGACCGAGAGCAGCACCCAGCAGACCCTGCTGTTGGGCTTGCTGTTGCGCCAGCCTTGCCTGTTCCTCTCCCAGTAGACCCGGAAGGTAGGAAGGCGCAGCAGGGAAGAAATTAGACAGGTCCATGTTTGCCCTCACAACAGGCTAATTCGTCGTTTCTCAACACGCTTAGGAGCCAGCAGCGACATGATTGCGTCCTGCTGCACTAGCCGAGGATCACCGCGCCTAACACCACCGCCAGCAACCGGTGGTTGTTGCGGTTGTTGACCCCCCAGCATATTCATCGCTGATAGCGCTTGCATCGGGTTTAACCCGGCTTGCACAGGAGATGCGCCAGCCACCGCAGATGCGCCTGGGAGATCGCTTCCAAGGCTCGCACGAGCGATCGCATCGAAGTCGAACGTTGGAGATGCAAACGCTTCACCGCCAACAGGAAAGGCTTGCGCGACAGGTGCAGCCGATTGCGCCATCGGCAAGAACTCAGCCATCGTTGCCGGAGTCGCAAAAATCGGAGCAGCAGAACCAGAAGCAGGAACTGCCAGAGCCTCTGCACCCATCAACCCAGCAGCCTCTGCCGCACCAGCAGCACCCATCGCACCGGACGCGATACCGCCGCCAACACCACCCAGAGCAGCGCCCATCATCGCGCCTTTCAGCGGGTCGTCTCGATTGGTTGCCGCACCCAGCGCAGCACCAGCCATCATCATCGTTGCCGGATCAGCCATGCTTACCTCCCGCTTGCGCCCAACAGACCGCCAGCAACAGCGCCAGGAACGGCGTATTGCCCACCAGGGATCATGCCGCCCAACGTATATCCTGCAAGCGCACCACCAAGCCCACCAGCGACCGGCGAGCGATATGTCGGCGCAGTGGTGATCGTCCCCATCGGCGCACCGTAGACTGCCCCCAGGAAGCTCTGTAGAGCGCTATACGGGGCTTGCTGGCCGAAGTTGAACCGAGCAATGTCTGCTGCGAGCGCTTGCTCCTGATACGCCTCTTGACCCTGTCCAGCTTGCAACAAACGCTGAAGGTCGGCGTACTCGGACTGAGCGAGTTGGGGAGCAGCAGCGGCAGCGGCCTCTTGTCTAGCACGTTCCTGTGCGTAGTTCTGATATGCCATCTGCTGAGAGATGTCACCCAAACCACGAGCAAATGCCTCTGTAGCACCGCTTTCCAACTGAGCCTGTGCACCCGACCCGTAGCGGCCAGCAGCAGACGCTTGTGACTGGATTTGTCCTAGACGTTGCTGGAACTGTTGCTCCAACGGACGGGACGCAGCAGCGATTGCGCCTTGCAGGAACGGATTTGGTCCGAGATACGCACCGGATACCGTCCCGAGTTGCTGTTGTAGCGCGGTTTGCTGGAGCGGAGAACCTGCCATCGCTCGCTGACCAGCGGCTTGCAGCGCCTGAGTGGTGAACTGGCTAGGCCCAACATAAGTATTGCCTTCGTAATACTTAGGAGGGCCAAGTTCATACAGCCGTTGAGCCTCTTGCAGACCCCTCTCTACAAACGGTTGAACAGTCGGATCAATCCGCTGTTGTGAGACTTGTTGCGATCCACCGCCAGCCATATCACACCTCTGCTATCCACTGCTTGGGTCGGAATCCGTGTTTTCTCGCTACACGCTCCCAACCGGGACGATTTGAGTCAAATGAAATTCTACGCGACCCACCCGCTTTCGCAATCTCGCGGATGTGCCTAAAGCCCTCATCCATCAGCATCTGCCCCCAACCACACCAAACATGAAGGCAGTCACCCAACGGTTGCATCACTCCAAACCCAACAGGCTTACCCTGATCTGTCACTACCCACAACATAGACCGGCCATTAAAACAGTCGGTGTATACATCCTCCGGTATCCAGTTGCCATCCGAGTGTTCTTGGACTTCCAACAGTCGAGGTCTGACCCAGCCCCAGATTTCGCGCAACTTCTGCGGCTCGATGAACACCCTATCCAAGAACGACATACCGATACGTCTTGTCTGCGGTTGAGTTGGCAAAATGGTTGACCGTACACTGCCCTTGAGTCTGGTTCGATGCGTAGATGTCAGACGATGACGACTCGTCCACCTTGTTGATCGTGACAATCGCGCTTGGAGTCGTCGGTCGCGTCGGACTTGTCTGTGCTGGCAAATGCTCCAACGTCACATCTGTAGAACTGGTCGCCCACATAATCTGAACGTAGTCACCCGCTGCCAGTTGGATGTAGAAGTTGAGAGCAGCAATCAGATGTCCATCCACCCCGCCATGACTGTTAGGGACTGAGAACTTACTGTTCGACCCCGCTACATCGGTCCCGTTCTTGCGGAACCATACGTCTACGTCCTGAATAGCAACATTGGCATTGGCGAACTGAAACGAAAACTGGATGTTATAAACGCCAGCGGATCGGACGGTAATCTGCGAGTTGCTGACAATCGCCACACCAACGGCGTAATCCGTCGTGTCTAACGTGATTGCATACGCTGCGGTTGTACTAGCAGCGGATTGATCTGTAGTGTCTTGGAACGCTCCGTATGGCACTGCATCGGCTATCGCAGCAGCACTGTACGGGACGAACAGAATGATCGATTCTTCGCTGATCCTAGCGTCCAGAAGCGTTGTAGTAGTAGCGTTCCCCGTCGCAAGCGTAATGGTGCCGACAGAGTTGATCTTACCGTCGAGAATCCGGTTGACAACTTCAGCGACTTGCCTCGGCTGTCCACCGGCCTGGGGCAGACGCAGAAACATCATCGGCCCCCGGTCTGAATCAGATCAACGTCAACACCTACAGCGCTGACCCAGTTGCCAGTTGGTACAACAGATAGACGATGAAACTTACCGCGAGAACGTAGAGACACGCGATTATCAGAATCAGCAGCAACAGGACTCGCATAGCTGATGTTCCCGTCCAACCTCTTTCGAGACGCTACCGCAACAGTAGCTGACCCGTTATCAATCAGTGGCCTCGCAAGCGTGATGATAGATTCGAGACCCTGCGCCTCAATATCGCCAGTCTGAAGCGTAGCAGTAAGGTCGTCACCGCCGAACGAAATGATTTTATCCCCATCGACGCCACCCTGAATCAGTTTGCCGCCAGACCAAATCCTAGAGTCCAGACTTGCAGGGACCGTATCAATATTCGGATACAGCGCGGCTAGACTCTCCAGGTCAGTGCTGCTTGTCGCAACAGTGCTTACATAGTCAGCAGTTGTCTCGCCATGCGTCCACTTGTCTACCTGCCAGTTGTAGACCAGCAGTTGCTTCATGGCAAAGATGTCGGTAAAGCACCATGTCACCGTCTTGTTGATCGGGTCAACAGCAGCAGACATCTCCGTTAGCTTGCCAGGGTCGAGCACAGAGTAGAACCAACGGTCTACCCGTTCAGCGCCGATTGGTTTAACCGTCTGACCATCGCAGACAAAGAACCCATCGTCTGACAGGAAGAACGTCATCGACCCGTACTGCACGACAGAACGGGACTCGTAGCAACCTAGCGAACGGGTGAGCGTGTCGAACTGGAAATACAGGGGAGCGCCGATGTACGTCATCCGCACAATAGAACGCTCCATGAGCACAAGCCC